GGCACGTATGAGCGAAACTAACGTGCCCAAGACTAACACAAGTCTCCTCAGCGCACTAACAACATGGGTGGAACAAACCATCCTGAAATTAGTGGCCCGAGAGGAGAGAGGGTCCAAGGTTCGGCTAACCTTAGGACCCCTGCGACTGAACGACAGCGCATGCTTAGAGAGAACTAGATCGAAAGGAGGAGCATACAAGTACTACTTGGAGCGCGTGGAGAAATTGAGAGGACCTATACTCAAGCCGACAATGGTTGGCATCTACATACCTACGCCAATGGTAGAATCCACGATTACTCGCAAAAACCCCAAGGGAGAAAGGCTAATAGCTGAACCAAGCGTGTCGGAATGGCTATTGGGTCACCCAATCGGGAAGGACGATCCTTCCCTCCCACGAGCTGCACCACCAAGCGTGCGTGCGGAAATGCTACGGAGGCTAACCCTTAAGCTCCTAGCGCGTGACATCAAAACTAGACTCGAGGATGGAGTCCCACTTCATACGTCACCTCTGTTCTTACCCGAAAGAGGACAGAAAATCCGAGTTGCATCAATTTCCCCAGCTGCCGCGGTTGTAGCCGGACAGAGGATTAACCAGATGCTACTCAAGCTCCTAAAACGATCATCAGTCCACACCTTCTCCCTCAATGGCTCTGTCGGCATACCAGACAGATTGAAAGAGGGGATCCGGCACTTCGGAGGGCAGGAGTCATTTATAATGACCTCTGCGGATCTCTCGTGCGCATCAGACTATATCCGATTTGACGTCGCTGACGCCATCTGGGATGGAATTTGCTGCGCGCTAGGAGATAGGATACCCGAGTCCTACCAAGAGTTCGGAAAACTGCTCATTTCTGAACAGATGTACGAAAACCAGGCAGGCAGGCGGGTGGCAACGACAAGAGGAATTCTCATGGGACTCCCGTTGACGTGGCCACTCCTCTCGCTAGTGCAAGAATTCGCTGCAAGCTATGGGTGCAAGCAGGAAAAGAAGAGGACTGGAATAAGTATCGGCAAACCGTTCCACATTTGTGGTGACGATCTCGTTGCCGCCTGGACTACTACAGCCCAGGACGGCTACTACGCGGTGTTAAAGGATCTAGGGTTAGTCCTGAATGCGCACAAGACCTACGAAAGTAGGACAGGTTGCATATTTACGGAACAACTCTATAACATTCGCTCTTGGACACAGCCGTCTCGTGCTGTGCTCAATAGCGGAAGGTGGGAAGGTCGCGGATTGACCACCGGGAACTCCACCCTTTGGGATTGGATACGGAGAATCCTACCAGATTCAGGAACCAAACAGAGCTTGACGTGTTACGTCAAGATCCAACGCGTAATACGACCTCTACTCTCGGCTACCATAGCAGCAAAGAGGAGAGGCTCGGAATTCGACGAGAAGACACCACTCTACCTTTCCCTAGGCTCTATCCTCACAGCTGAACATGCAGCGTGTCGAGAACCTTGGAGGCAAAAGGCCCTTATCGACCTTGCACGCACCGTGCATGCGAAGATCTTTAAGGTGTGGCGGCAGTCGAAATTGCCGATACATTGGCCAACAGCGTTAGGGGGATGGGGTGTGCCGGGGAAACCCGACGCATCCGTCCCCATTCGACGCGCAGCTGCCGTTATTCTTAACGGGCAGCCGGAGATTGGAAAACAGATAAGTCAAATTTTCGTCTCCGCAGCGGCGCCGGCTCATTTACGAAGCCGGCTGAAGTTACTGATGGAGATGATCGGTAACACACCTGAGCGCATATGCGAACCCCTGAGAATGATAGTTGGTGGAGAAGAAAAGTTCCTTCTCCAGCCAAAACCATCGGCGTACAAAGACGCCGTCTCTGAGATGATAGGAAGGACGCTATCCTACCACTCATTCGATCCCCTCTTCGATAAGAGAAGGAAAGAAAGGAAACCGCTGTCGGCTAATGCCATTGGTCGCAAAGTCTTGAAGTTAGTACATAAAGCCCTCGGTCTATGGAAGTCGGTATCCCCGATCAATTCCAAAGACGTGGCAAGAGCACTCGCCAGCGTGGAGAATAAGATGGTAGACACCCAGTGTCTCACATCTGTCCTCCACTATTCTGGCACTCCAGACAAATACTACTCACAAGTGAGTACGAAACTGTCGGAGAAAACTGGACCGCTTGTGGATGTCGCATATTACTATACGGCACCCCCTCGCGGAAACCCAGTTCCCCCAAGCAGGAACGCATCACGGAAATCTCAAACAGATAAACCTCCTCTTCCTGTAAGAAACTCCTCACTACCACCACCACGCGATGTCTCCCGAGACGGTAGTATGGAAACTTAGGCAC